TCAGCCGCTCGGCATTCTCGGGCCTTCGCGCGCCGTCGAGTGCAATTACACCGACCCGGACAGCGAGCATAACTGGCTCCTGCAGCGCGGCGTCAACACGATCGTGCAGCTGGAAAAAAACCGCACCGCGCGCAGCGTGAATTCGCCGCAGGGCAAGATGTTCTGGGGCTTCTTCACGACGTCCAACGATCCGCTGTGGCGGCTGATCAATGTCGTGCGCACGCGCAAGGCGATCCGCGAGGTCATTCCGCGCACGCTCGTACGCTATCTCGGCCAGAACATCGGGACCAATCTCGTCGTCGTGCTGCGCCAGTCGGTGATGGACTTCCTCGGCGAACTGGCGTCGCTCCCCGAGCCGGCGATCCTGCCCGGCTTCGACGTGGTCTGGGATCGCGATCAGAACTCCAACGCGGTGCTGCGCGTCGGCGGCCTCGTCTTCAACGCCTATTGGGAAGAGAGCCCGGCGCTTGTCGATCTGCAGATCTACACCGGCCGGCGCGAGCAGAGCTTCGACATTCTCGCCTCTGAAATTCAAGCGGCGATGGCGCAATACAACGTGTCGGGAACTCTTTGACCCCGCGCGAAAGGGATTGACAGATGGACAACATCGTTCGCGGCTGCAACTGGTATTTCGCCCAGCTCAATGTTTGGCGCGTGCTCGACGAAGTGAACTTGCCGGAGCTGACGTTTCAGACCGAGGACTTCACGCCGGGCGGCCACATGATGGGCGTCGCCTGGCCCGAGGACATGCAGCCGCTGAAGGCGGCGATCAAACTCAAGAGCGACGATCCGCGCATTCGCGGGCTCTGCGGCAAACAGCCTGGCGATTATGTCACCGCGACTTACTACGAAAATCTGCGCTCCTTCCGCACCGGCGCCAACAAGGGCCGCATCATCACGATGAAGGGGCTCTTGACCTCGGTGAAGGCGGATGTCCGCAAGGGCGTCAAATCGTCGATGACCGAATATGAGTTCTCCAGCATCGTCTACTACGAGGACATCGTCGACGCTGTCGTGGTGCATCGCTTCGATCAATTCATGGGGCCGGGCGCGACCGTCATCGGCGGCGCCGCGCTCTTCGCCGACATGGCGGCCAATCTCGCGATCAATGGAGGGACAGCGCTGTGAACGATGCCAAAAGTGGCGTTGAAAGCGCCGTGAAAGCCGATTTTGCGCAAGTGCCGCTCCCTCCCGATGGCGCCGAGGGCGAGGTGACGGAAGCGAGCGCTCCGGCGCTGCCTTCGCCAACGCAAGCGGAAGTCGCCATCCTTGAATTCGAAGATCCGGCGGGCATGATTGAGGAGGTTCCGCTGAACCATCCCTTCCGCTGGAAGGGAGAGTGGCTGCGGAAAGTCTCGATTCGCCGTCTCATCTTCGCCGAAGCGCTCCGCGTCAACGAAGAGGCGCAGAAAGCGGGCCGCGAAGTCACGTCAATCGACCTGTTTGCGGCAATGACCGCACTGTCCGCGCCCGTGATCCGCGGCATGGAGGCTGCCGACGCCGATCGCGTCACAAAGGCCTGCCTCCCTTTCTTGCCCCTGACCGAGGAGGATCGCGCCTCTCCGTAGACTGGTCCGATCTGCGGCGCATCGGCCTCCTGGCGTGCCGCTTCATGAATGAACCCTGGAGCCGCGTGTTGCGCATGCCGCTCGACGAAGTGATCCGCAACGTCTTCGAGGGACAGCAGATCGAGGATGAGGACGGCGCCGGCGCGCAGATCAGGCTGCTTAACGAGCTGATGACGAAATTGATGTGAGGCGGGAACCGGCGCGAGCGGTTGCGGCGGCGCAGAGCGAGCGACGCAGGAGCTAAAATCATGGCCGATCTCGACGTCGCCGTAAGGCTGAAATTTCTGACCGACGGCGAAGGCAGACTGAAGGCGGCAGTCAAAGACCTCGCCGCCTTCGGCAAGAGCGTCAATCAACTCTCCGGCCGCGCGACAGGCCGCTTCGGCGGCGAACTCAACAAAGCGTGGCATGCGAGCGTGAAGCTCGGCGGCGCGCTCGACAAGAGCGCCAAGTCCGCTGGCAAGACCGCGACCGGATTGCGCGCGATCGGAACGGGCGCGAGCGGCATTGATCGCACGCGCGCCGCGGTCGATCGGCTGGCCAAATCAACGAACGCGCTGGGCGCGGCCGATCGAAAGGTCCGGCTCGGCGCAGCCGCTTCTGGCGGAGGAAGCGTTCTCGCGGCCGGCGCGCTGGGCGGCGCCATGGCGAAGCGAAAGGCCGCGCTGAAAGAAGGCTTCGCGGAAGCCGCCTCACACGTCTCTCCTGGAGCCGGCTATCTCGTCGGCGCGGGCGGGGCCGTGGCTGCTGGCGCGGCCGTCGGCGGAACCGTCGCAACGGTCGGCGCGGCGATGGCCTATGGAACCAAACAGGCGATCGACTTCGAAAAGGCGATGGCCGATGTGAAAAAGAAGGTCACGCTCGATCAAGGCGAGAGCTGGCTCGATGTCGAGCGAGCGATCAACAAGGTATCGCGCGAAATGGGCATGGCGCGGACCGATACGGCGGCGCTGACCGCCATGGCCGGCCAAGCGGGCATCGCTTACAAGGATTTGACCGCCTTCATGCGACTCGCCGCCAAGGCGGCGACGGGCTGGGACGTCGCGCCAAAAGAGGCGTCGGAGCGTCTCGCGAAAATCAAAGCGCAGACGCAGTGGACCATTCCGCAGCTTGAAGAATTTGCGGACAAAGTGAACGCGCTCGGCGACTCCTCGGCCTCCGCAGAGAAGGACATCGTGGAGATGTTCCAGCGTGCGGCCGGCGCCGCGAAAGCGGCCAGCGTTCCGCTCGACACGTCGCTTGCGGTGACGACGGCGCTAAATTCGATCGGCATGCAGGAGGAGGTTGCCGCGCGCTTTTGGAACGCCTTCTCGTCGAAGATGCGCACGGCGGCGTCAGGCGGCCGCGGCGCGAAACAGGCCGCGGAAGGTTACAAGATGCTCGGCTTGACCCTGAAACAGGTCGAGCAGGGCATGAAGACGGACGCGACGAAGACGATCCTCGACGTGCTGGAACGTTTGGAAAAGAGCTCCGAAAAAGCGGCGGCGGCGGTGAAAATCTTCGGGCAGGAATGGTGGGACGAGGCGGCGCGTAGCGGCCAGGCGCTGCCCGAAATCCGCAAGAACCTTGAGATGCTCGCCAGCGGTTCATGGAAGGGCTCGCTCGATCAGAATCTCAAGATTGATCTCGACACGACCGCCAACCGCCTTAATCGCTTAAAAGCGTTGGTTTCCGAAATCGGCGACGGGCTGATGCGTTGGTCGCTGAAGCCCATCGGCGACGCTTCCGAGAAGTGGCAGGCGGCGGCGGAGCGCTGGGAGCGCGCTGCCGAAGCCGACAGGATCCTTTCTAAGGCAGGCAAAGAAACGTTGTCGGCGGCGGAAGCCAGGCGCGTAGTCAACGATCCGGATCTGCGCGCCAGAATCGAGGCGCAGGAGCGCGCCAGAACCGGCACCGGCGAGTCGCTTGCGGCCTATGAACGGCGACTTCGCCTCGATCGGCCGGTCAAGGCCCCCGCGCCGATGATCTCGCAAATCGAGGGTGCGACGCCTCATATCGACGCGCGACAAATCAATCAGGCGGCGGCTGAGAGCGTCGCCAAGGCCAACGACCTCTATGACGCGCTGCAAAAGCTGAACGTGACGGTGAGGCCGAACGTCGACGGCGCCGGCGCTATCGCACAGATGGAAGCCCTCAAGCAAAAAGCGCAGGAGACAGCCAGCGCCATGCGCGCGCTGCAGAACTTTGGCGCGCCCACCTCAGGAACGCGCGTCAATCCTACGTTGACAGGCGCGCCTCGCGGCGGCGGCGGATCGACAGGCAGCGGCGGAAGCGCGCCAGCGACGATCGGAAAGCAGTCCCGCCTCGGACGCGGCGGCGCCATTCAGATCGGAACCGCGCATTTCCATGGCGTCAAGGACGCTAGCGCCATGCGCCGCCAGCTCGCGGCGTTCGATCGACGCATCCGTAGTGCGCGCGACAACGCCCTTCACGACATAGGCTGATGATGTCGCAACCGATCGCCCTCATCGGCTCTGCGATCGTCGACGTGATCGGCATCACGCCGCTCGGTTTCGGCGAGATCATGGAAGCCAACTGGGCGCGTCACCCCGTCTTCGACAGCGATCCCTATTACCAGCCGACGTCGGGCGGCGATCATATCGAGACCCTCCATCTTGCCTGTCGGCCCCATATTTTCGGCGGTCTCGACAATTTCCAGTCGCTGAAACGCCACTGCAAGGCGCGTGAGCCGGTTCCCTACATCCGGATGAGCGGGATGGTCGGCGGCTATCAGGGGCTCGTCGCGGTCCAGACCGTTTCGCGCGAGGAACGCCGCATTGCGCCCGGCGGCGTCGGCTGGCGCTGGGAGTTCACCATCGAATTGCTCTTCATCGGCGAACATGCGGGAGGAGGCTTTTGAAACGCCTGATCATCGAGCCCGTGCGGCTCGACATCCTCGCCAGGGAGCAGATGGGAACGGAGCGGGACGGCGCCATGGAGGCGCTGCTCGACGCCAATCCCGGCCTCGCCAAGGAAGGCCCTTTCGTTGTCGCGCCGCGCTTCGTCGAAATCCCGCCGACGCCTTCGAGGCCGCCGGTCCCAAACGTCAATCCCTGGGACTGATCTCTCCTCATGTGGCGCAAGCCGATCCTCATCATCAACAACGCCGCCGGAAAAAACATCCTGCCTGGCCTTTCGGGTTTTTGGCTGTCCTGCAAGGTGACTGAGCAGGCCGGCGACGAGAGTGACGAAGCCGAAATCATCTGCGTCGGTCCGCCGTCGAAATTCGGCCTTCCCGGTCGTGGCGAAAAATTCTCCATCCTCGGCGGCTGGGAGGACGAAGGCCCGGTGATGCAGGGCGAATTCACCGTGCAGAAAATCGTCTGCGGCGGCGATCCGGAAGAGGGAGACCGGATCACGATCGTGCTGCGGGCGGCCGACTATGTCGACAAGCTGAAAGCTCACGTCTCGAAACACTATGACGACAAGACCTATGGCGACATCATCGAGGACGTCGCCAAGCAGGCGGGGCTCGAGGCCGAGGTCGACGACGAAGTCGCCAAGATCAAAGTGCCTTACCGGCTGCGCTGGAACCAGTCGCATATCGATTTTGCGACCGAACTCTCCGAGGAAGTGGGCGCGATCTGCAAGCCGGCGGGCGGCAAGCTGATCGCGGTGAAGCGCGGCGGCGGCAAGAGCGCCTCCGGTAAGAACCTCACGCCGATCGAGATCATGCGGCGCAAAGGCTTTGCCTATGAGGTCGAGATCGAGCCGCGTCCCGAGGTGGGCGACCTCGCCGCCAGCTGGCACGACGAGAAGGCGGGCAAGCGCAAGGTCGCGAAGCATAAGACCGGCCGCAAGGGACCGCTGCACGCGCTGCCGCATCCGTTCCGCAGCGAGGACGAGGCGAAGAAGGCGGCCGAGTCGGAAGCCTATGAAATGGGAAACGACACGGGCTCGGGGCACTTCGACAGCCCCGGCCTTCCGCACGCGCACGCCGAGGCGCCGGTCAATGTTTCGGGCTTTGGCAAACCGATCGACGGCCGTTGGAAAGCCGAGACCGTCGAAAAAGTCTGGGAGTCGGCCGGCGGCTTTTACACCACGGTGCATGTGAAGGCCGGCGACGACGAGAAGGGGAAGAAGGGATGAGCTGTTTGGCTATCGGCAGGGGAGCAGCCTGTTCTGCACTGAGCTTCCTGTTACTTGCTGGCGCGGCGTTCGGAGTTGTGCTCTGGGCACCAAGTGAATTGATCGCGCGCGATTGTCCCGCGAGGTTCGTAAACATAGCAGTAGTCGGAAGCCCAATCGTCTCCAAACACATCTTCATAGAAAAATGTGCCGTAAACGATCAGGCGGACTTTCTGGGCCTTTGCCAACGCGAAAAGAGGAACATCTACTCCTCTTTTGAACGTTACCTTGCGCCCCGGGAGAGTGCTGATCTGCGATTCGATGACTCGTGCGGGGCTCATGTCGTAACGATAGCGCAATCCTTGGGGATAAAGTACATCCGACGGAATGACCTGCCAGTGAATCTGCGCATGGACTCCATGAGCGGGCGTTTGTCCTACTATGGATGCTTCTACGCAAAGAACATTCGATTCCACATAGAAGCCCGTTCGGGGCGTCGGCGCGGCGTAGTTGCTGTTCTCGCAATCAGGACATTCCAGACTGACGTCCGTGGGTACCAAATAGGCGCGCAGCGCGCGCCGCGACCCGGCGTCATTCGCCATGTAAGTCAGCCAACTCGCGGCACACGCCAGTGCGGCAACAACTACTGCAACATTGCCTTTCAACCAGTTGGCAAAAATAGCAATTTGTTCTCGCGCGCGCCTAACAATCGGTTGGAGTCGTTCTCTCATTGGTCAAAACTCAATCAGAGTAATCTGATTGGAATCCATAACACGCAAGGCAGCAGGATGAACATCTCGTAGCGGGGCCGGGTCGCCCCGGACGCGGGTCCGCCTGCCAGCATGATCCCGCGCAGCGCAACCAACCGATAACGCTCCCCGCCGCCGTCGTCGACGACACGGGGAGGATGCGGACTCGGGATTAACGAAGAATGGACGATCTAAGCGAATGGCGCGACGTTGCGCCCGTCTCGCCGGCGGCCGGCTGGATTGGCGGCAAAAAGCAGCTGGCGAAGCGTCTCTGCGCCCTTATCGAGGCGACGCCGCACAGGGTCTATGCCGAGCCCTTTGTCGGCATGGGCGGCGTCTTCCTGCGCCGCCGGCGGGCGGCGCGCGCCGAGGCGATCAATGACGCGGACCGGGACGTCGCGAATTTCTTCCGCATCTTGCAGCGCCACTATCAGCAGTTCATGGACACGCTGAAATGGCAGGTCGCAAGCCGCGCCGACTTCGAGCGTCTGGCCGCGCAACCGCCGGAGCTTCTCACCGATCTGGAGCGCGCGGCGCGGTTTCTCTATCTGCAGAAACTCACTTTCGGGGGAAAGGTACGGGGCAAGAGCTTCGGCATGGACACGCATGGGCCGGCGCGCTTCGATCTCAATAGGCTCGGCGGCGTGCTGGAAGCGGTCCATGAGCGGCTTGGCGGCGTGACGATCGACTGTCTTGATTGGCGCGAGTTCATCGCGCGCTGGGATCGGCCGGAGACCTTGTTCTATGTCGACCCGCCCTATTACGGGACCGAGGGCTACTACCGGGCGGCCTTCCCCCGCGCGGACCACGAGGCCTTGGCGGCGCTTTTAAGGGGCATTAAAGGGCGCTTCGTCCTGACCATGAACGACAGCAAAGAAACGCGGGCCATCTATCGCGAGACCGGCGGCCGGATCGACAGGGCGGAGCTGACCTATACTGTCGCGGGAGGCTCGGGCGCGAAGCGCGCGACCGAGATCATCGTTAGGCGGTTGTGAGTGCGAAGGGAAAAATGGCGGTCAGTAATGTTGCGACTTAGGACGGAGGTGCGGGAGCTCTGCGAATCGCGCGTCCGAGGAGCCCCGGAGGGCCACAGGTCCTCTGTTACGGCTCCGATGAGCTTGAGCGGGCATTACACCGCTCGGAAACCCTAAACCTCTTCTGCGAAAGCCGCATTTATGGCCTTGAAGAGCGCTTCTGCGCCCTGCGCAGCCCCTGGCGGGAGGTCCGCAGCGGTCTTCCATGTGTCGAACCGCTTCCATACCTCCCCTAGCACCCGTCTCTTGTCGAGGCCTGACATGCTATAATTGCTCTTGAGAACGTTCTCTATCCGCTTTGTGATCATGTCTGACCCGTCCTTGGGAAGGTCTTCTAAATTGATTGCCAAGCCATAGGCTGCGTTGACGCAGTCAACGTAAAAACTTTCGGGGAAGAGATCCTCAATAGCAAAGTCAGTCTTCGTCGAGCCCGTTGCCTTGCCAAGCATAAAAGTTCGGAACCGTTTTGCCTGCTCTTCCGCCAGCTTGGAAACGTACAAATCGTCGATCTTGGCTTTAGCCGCGTGGCCGGCGGCGTCGGTGTCAAGTAATACACCGGCATCCCAACCTTGGCCAATGGCGAAGCCAGCATACATCGGAGTCTTGGACGCGCCATGGGCCGGCCACATGTAGATGCGGTCGGATAGGCGCTCTTTACCTGCTGCACCGAGTAGGCCAGAGAGTTTGTGCAGGACGATGACATCGTCGCCCCCTTCAACGATGAGCACCTGCCGATTGCTTAGGAGGCCGCCCTGGTTGCCGGTGAGCCCTAGGCTTTGCTCGATAACGGCCATTGGCTCTCGCTGAGAGCTTACGATGCCCTGGGTAACTGCAAGGTGGTTGTCCTTGGTCTCCACGATACGAACGCGCTCAGGATTGGCGAGCTCAACCATCGACGAGAGGTGAGTTGTGTAGAGGACAGTATTGTGCTCCGCGAGTCGCTCGAACACCTTAAGTAGGTCTCGTTGCCCGGAGAAGTGCAGGTGCACACCAGGTTCCTCTAGGAGGAGCACGCAGTCCTTGAATTCGCCCCGCGTGGCGTGGGTGAACTTCCAAGCGAAGGACACATACCAACGGAAGCCCGTGGAACGGCGACGGAGGCGGACCGGCATGCCAAGGGCAGCGTCCTCCGCGAATATATTCAGGGTCGGCCCGTCGATTTCAATGTCGAACTCGACCTGCTTCTGCTGCCAGAGATTGGCGAATTGCTTGGTCAGATATTTGGACGCGGAACGTTTGTCGAAGGATCGAACGGTGCGGCCTTCGGCCGACTGCCCCTTTTGAATGAAATCATCGAGGTCGATGTTGGCGAGATCAAGTATGACTAGGATTGTCTGGTCTTCGTTAGAAAGGAGGTGTCGGTTTGAGGTGCCACCGACGCTGTCGAGTCGTTGCTTCAACTGGTCGAGCTCAACCTGAGCTCCGGACATCTCATAGTCATGGATGTAGACGAACTTCGGGATGTGTTTGGCGGCCCATGCCGAAGCCTTAGCCTCGTTTAAAGTGCCTTCCGCGAAATCATGCACCTTAAAGCCGGTAGCCGAGCCGTAGCTGCGCCAGAGAACAACTTGGACCGTTTCTGGGAGCTCGGCTTCTGGTGGCGGTTCATCGCTCTCGGATACCACTGGCTTGATTAGGGCATACTCGGCGAGCCTATGAATCTCATCAGGCGAGAGCTTGAATTGAGCCTTGCAGACAAGCTTGCCCTTGGCGCTGCTCCGGTCTCCCCACCTATCAACTGGCCAGTCCTCGTCGAGGTTGTACTCCGCACCCGGAATGATGGGGTTCAATATGTAAAGCGCCTCAAAGAGATTGCTCTTGCCGGCCTCATTTTGGCCGACAAATGCGGTAATGCGATTGGCTTCGATCCAGCCGGAATCGAGAATGTTGCGAAAATTAGTAACTTGGAAGCCTTCAAATTCCATTTTTGTCACCGACCGATGCTGCGCCGCTACGGCCGGCAAAATACCACGGCAACTTCGTTTATCTAGGCCGAAGCAGCCGCCCGGCCGCGTCAGCGAGACGGGATGTCGCTTTCGGACAGGAGCCGCCATTCGTCCGTTAGGTGTTGGCGAAGCCTGAGCCGCTGATGGAGAGGGACTCAGCCGCGCGCCCTGGGTGCGGGGCCATTTGATCTGTCGCGAGAGGCCATTTGTTTTGTCGCGCTACATCACATGGCCGCCCCCTGAAGCGCGGCGGGGACCCCTCCCTGGGGGCTCCGCGCTTAGTGTTAGCGCGGGAAAATGGCGGCCTCGGTGAGCAAGGTTGAAGCGAATTGGCACACGAAATCTGGCCG